TTGGAACAGATTTAGGAGTGTTGCGTCCATATTTTCCAAGCGAATTACCTTGGGTAGGGTCAAAAGGACGTCCAAAGTTTGACGGTCAAATCAAAGAATTAAATTGGTAAAATTTTTAACCATAATTCTTGAGCCGTTGATTTATTTACATGATGATTAAATTCATTACAAAACTTTTCGTCTATCAATCCTGTATTATTATTTTTTAACATATTGTTTATAGAATAAAAATTGTAACCTAAATTAGATATGTAGAAATTAAACATATTTGTTATACGTGTTCTTGTTGCTTGGGTAACATCGATCTGTCTACGCATTTTAGAATTTTGTATTAAATTATTTCTAGTAGGTATAGTTGGTAAAATAGGTCCTAACAAAAAAATTTTTTCTTTTGCAAAATAAGGTTCTATCTCATTACTAATAAAAGTTTTATAATTTTCTATACTTCTTAAAAACTGATCCCGTAAAGACATATTATATTTTTTCTTATACATCCATATGGTTGCATTACAATCAACTTCTCCAAAGTTTAAAAAAACATAACTGCAATCCTTACTATTAGGAATTTCTTTCCTAAATTTGGTTAATGCTTGTAGTCTACTTTTTTCGTTTGTCAATCCTTGTGCAGATGCACCTGTCACATGCACAAGTTTTCTTTCAAATCTTTTGTTACGTTTTTTCCAACACAAAGAATGGCTATCGCCTAAAATTAAAACTTTCATAAAAATATTTATGGGAAATAAACTGGCTTTAAGTGTGCCCATGCTCTGCCTGTTTGCACATCTTTTTTATTCCACATAGTATATGCAATTTTATTTTGCCAGTCAGTAATATCTATATTATAATTTATATTTTCTATTTGAGATAGATCTGTATGTGAAATTGGATAAGCCATACATCCATCATCCATAGCAAAAACAGGGATTCCCTTTATCACAGCTTCAATGCTGCTTAGGCTATTGTATGTTACAACACAATGAGCATTATTTAAATCATGGTCTAAGCCTGCTCCACCTTGCGTTACATTAGGTTCAACTGCTTCACTCCAACTAACATTAGATACACCTTTCTTTTCAATTTGAGATTTAAAACTACGAAATCCTTTTTTCATTCCTCTTGGGTGTGGACGAATTACAATTGGACGATCTGTATGATTGCGTATACGCAAAACTGTTTTAAACATCCAGTCGTAAATGTGTTCATATCCCTTATCATACATGCTGTTAAGGGCACTATCGCCTTCTTTTTGACCCATGATTAAAATGTTGTCGCCTGGGCTTTTCCAATCTGTAAATGTAATACCTGTAATTTTTTCAAATCTTTTCCAGCGTGTTCTGTCAACATTATCGTTGTTAAAATTTCCTTCTGTCCATTTATAACTACTCCAACCAAATCTCATCCATCCTTCGTGCTGCCTAAATGGATTTGATTCACTTACTATAAAAGGTTTTTTTGATTCTAAAATATAATCAAAATATTTTCCTTGGGTATCGTATCTGTTGCCTGTAAAAAATTTTTTCTTCTTTTCGTTTGTTTGATAATAGCAATCGGCAAAATTTTCATTGCGCAAATCATACCACTTTGCAAGTTGTATAAGTCTGTCGCCGTGTTGTTCTAATCCTCTATTCCAGTGATAATATATTTTACTTACTGGAACAGGAAATGCAACCATAGTTACCGTCATAAGTTTTCTCTCATATGCCTCCATGCCTCACCGGAACGTAGTTCGTCAAAATTCCAATGACTCATGCAAATTTTTTCAATCCAAGACTGCCTATCAAATATTTTTGGATTTTCTAATCTTTTTATTTTTGTATTTGCAACCTCAAATGCTTGACTTACTTGAGGTGTTGGATCAGTTACAAATACCGGTAATCCTTCGATGGCTGCTGCTACACCTGGAGAGCTATTATAAGTTACTACTGCCCAACAATTTTCGAAGTCTTGCAATATGTGAGCATTATTACTAAATCCTATGTTCCTATCTGTAAATCTTACTTTACGTAAATATTCTTGTGCTTTTTTGTCGCCCGGGTGTTTACGTATTACAATAGGACGGTCTGAAAATTTTCTTATACGCTTAACGACAGATTGTAGCCATTCTACTACATCAGTTTCTCCCATACTCCATCCTCCGTTACGTTGACAACAAATTAAAATATGATTGCCTGTTTTCCTTACATCTTTGAGTCTGATGTTTAAATTATTACTTATACGTTGCCAGCGGTTAGGATCAACTACGGAATCAAAATAATTCCCTGTAGTAGGAAACACACCATTTGCACTGTATCTTAAATAGTGTTTTGTATTCCCGTTGTCAGCATAAAGAAAAAGATTACTATCTACTATTATAGTATTTTTGTTGTGCAATTTTTGTTGCTCGTAAACATTCTTTCTTAATACCAAATGAGGAGAACGTGGACTTTTATCATGCACAAAACCTTGTATTACAGCAACATCGCTTATAGACCATTTAGGTTGACTAGAACAAATACCGTTGTCTCCGGCTGCATTTACACCTTCTGCAAAGTATTGCAGCACCTGTATTTTTTCTGGATTCTTTTGATTCGGTATTCCTTTTAAGTAGGATATTACTGTCTTCATTTTTCTTTGAGTAACTTTTCTATGCAAGGACGTAGATGCCTATAACATCTGCCCGACTCCATTTCTTCTGGCGACCATTGACAATATGCTAAGTTCTGTAACCATTGCTGAACTTCATCTTCTGCTGCTAAATTCAAGTTTTCAATATTTTCTAATTTTCTTTCACCTACATTCCAAGCAAAGTTTCCTTCATCGCAGGCTAACACAGGAATGCCATTTACGATAGCATCAATACTCAATCCGCTTGTGTATGCTACAACACAATACGCATCTAATATTTGTGCATCCCAAGGAACTTTTTTACCGTCTACAAAACTGATTCCTTTGTGACCATTAAACAAAAAGTTTCTAAATATTTCTTCGTAGTTGGTCCAACCTTTGCTACTCATTGCAGGATGAGTGCGTATTTCAATTGGTCTGTCTGTATGTAACCGTAATGTTTCAACTGTGTCTGCACACCATTCAGCAATGTCATTATTGCGCAAACTTGCATCTCCTGGTAGTTGCAAAGCAATTACAATTTTATTACCAGCATTTAATCTCCAACCTTTATAATCAATACCTAAGCTCTCTAGCCTGTCTTTTGGATAGTTTATATCATCAACAAAAAATGCATCTCTATTCATAAATCCGTTTATGCCTACCCTATAATAAAAATGCTTACCTGTTGTCCTTCTGTTTAACAAAGGAGTTTCTATACACATAAAGTTTTCGTCACTGTGTGCAATCGAAGCTCTAACAGTGTGATGTAGATTACTTCGGTCTGGCTTCCAGCTACCAAACATTACTGCTAAATCACAAGAAGAATGTTTTTCACTATAATCATACCATACTCCGGCTTTGCGTCCTAACTCTTTGTTTATACGATTCCATTCTTTTCTTACTTTTGGATCACCGGGTATAATTTCACTGTGTATGCCATCGTGCATACATCGTAAAATTTCTCTCTCTTGGTTATTACCAGCAGTATTCATAAAAATTTTAATCTTCATGTTTTAACATTCTCCATGCATGTCCACTCATCATTTCTTGTATATGAAACTGGCCGTAGGCTAAATGATGTGCCCATGCTGTTAATTTATCAATATGATGTATTGTTGGATCTTCAACTTTACTTAGTTCTTTGTCGCTTACAGGATCAGCAGCAGTAGGTGCAAGTGTTATAGCAGGTATACCGTGTAAAATACTTTCAACTGCTGCTATGCTATTGTATGTAACCAATACGTGTGCTTTTTTAAAGTCCTCGTATATACTATTGTTTACACGCTCTGCTCGCAACTTAGGTTTTTCTCTTATAATAATTTCTCTATCAGTGTGTTTTCTAATTTCTGCTATTGTGTCTGCTGTCCATTTTTTTAAGTCTATATCATAAAACTTACACGGTTTAGGACTTGGTAGTGCTAACAATACAGCACCACCTTTTCTTTTTGTATGCTTCTTTACAGATAACCCTAGCATTTTAAATCTATCACCAGGCCTTTCGATAATATCAGAATGCTGCAATCCATTTTTAACTATTCTATGCCATAATTTTTTTGCTTCGGGATTGATTGGACTTTTGTAATTTCCGAAATATCCACTGTCCATATAATAAAAAGGTAAACCTTTACTAAGCCTATGATTTATTAAATCTTTTTTTACAATACTACGGAACAATATAGGTTCTTCAGTGTCAATGTCTACTTCTTGAGCTATTTGAAATCCAGCACCAAATGCAAATGCATTTATAAATTCATCATTGCCATTTTTACTTAAACATATCATACAATTCTTGTTTCCACAAATCAGCAAACTCGCAGTCTCTATAGTTTTCAAACCAAGGGCCGCCTTCGGTATAATGAATTAAATTGGGTGTATCAATGTCATCATATACACCAACAAGATAATTCCAAGTGTGATCCAATTCTCCAATTTCTTCATCTTTTAACCAACTAAATCTGTGTAGATATGCTCCGTTTATTTCAGGATTGTTTACTAGGTCCATTGTAAGTGCAGCATTACTAGGATGAGCACAATTAAACAACATAACACTTGACCAATTCTTACGAGGATAGATAGTTTGTTTTTGCCCATCCATCTTGGTGCCTTCTTTAGGTGTATAATCATGTTGCACACACATCACAGCATACTTTGGATCTGCTTGATCAAACAGTTCTTTAATATCTGTAGTAAGTATCATATCACAATCCATAAACAATGCCCAACCTTGAAAGTTGGTTAGTTCGGGTATAAGAAAACGTGTAAAAGTAAATTCAGTGCTTGCAAGTTTATCTATTGGTCTAGTATACCAACCTGCATCTCTTAGCTCTTGTTGTTTTAATGGACGCACATCAGCAAGTTTGCTCTTACTTTTAATACTGTGTTTACAAACTTGATATGCTATATCTTCTCTTGTGTCATATCCTACAAATACTTTCATCTTATCTTCTTTCTATATCCGTTTCCTCACATTGTTCTCCGTATTGTATTTCTACAATGTGTGCAGGCACATCACCGATATTAGTTGTTTTATGCCACCAGTCTGGTCTAATTAAATAACTTGTGTGTGCAGTAAGACATTGAATTTGCCATTGTCCATCAGGAAACTCTAAATCAATTTGTATATCTCCTTCTAAGACATACCAATATTCACTTCTATGCTTATGTCTTTGATCGCTTAAACTACATCCGGGATTAATGACAAGCTCTTTTACTTTTTGTCCTATGCGAGGTTGTTTGTCATCTAACACACGCCAATATCCCCAATCACGTTCGGTCTTTTGTGTCTTCCATTCGTCTAATATCCAGCTACTGGAGTTCATCTTATTTTCGCCACCTACGCCAAACACAAACTCTACATCTGTAAATTTCATTTCTGGTATATTAGAACGTGTTCTATCTCCGCCGTTGGCAAAGATAACTTTTGTTTGACTGCCTTTTGTTGATAGAATTTGAAAGATTGCATGATTAGCTGTATCGTCAGTATCATTAAATCCAATGACTTCATCAACACAACTTAATTCTTTTATGATTGCACAACGTTCTTCAAAGGGCATAAAAGGCCTGCCTTTTTTACGAGCAAGCCATTCATCCGAGTTAACACCTACTACAAGGTGATCACCTAGTTCTTTTGCTGATTTAAAATATTCTATATGTCCACTATGCAGTGGATCAAATCCGCCTGTTACTAATACCACTTTCATATGGTATTTACAAAGTAGCGTCTTCCATTCCTGCAACTCTGAGTTTTACAATGTTTGTTATTTGCCATTGTTTTTGATCCAATGCTTTGAGAACACCTAACCATTTGTTACGCAACAGTGCAAATTCATTTATAATTTTTTCATAATCACACACATCAGTTTCGCCGTCAACATATTTTTCAACATCACGACTGCTTAATGCACGTTGATAGTTTTCTAGATATTTACGGAAATAAGAGCTACGCAGTTTGCGTAGCTCAATATTCATATATTCAAGTATAGCTTCAATTTCTTGAAGCTGATTGAAACGATGTTCAACAATACCTGGCATCATTGCTGCCTGTTTTTCGACATTTCCTGTAAGTTTTACTTCGGCCTTTGCAGAACCTAGTTCAACTTCAAAATGTTGTATTGCAGCAGGTATTTGACTGATATCTCTGCTGACACGGCTATACCACCCTGCCATTACTCGTCCCAATCCTCCTCGTCAGGGTCTATTTCGTCCATTTCTAAATAATACGTGATAGCATTATCTAGATCTTTGTCTACACCAAGTATTTCTTGTAATTGTGTATCGTCCATACCATAATCAATTATGGTATCGACAAATTTTTCTGCTGCTAGTTCAACTTGTTTCTTGTCAAGATATGCTTTTAACAAAGACCAAATATCAATAACAAATTCTTCATTCATTTTCGGTTAACTCCTCGTTATGGTCATCAACAACGACTTCTTCGTTCGCTTCAGCCATATTTACCATTTGCTCTTCTTTTCTTGGTAAATCGGCCATAACCATTTCGAGTAGTTCACCTGTCCAGTTTTTACGATATTCTAAAAATTCAATACCGTCACTGGTTATATACTTGTAACGATTGCCTTGCTTTTCAAGCAGTCCTTTTGCTTCTAGCAAATCAAACATACCTGAATATGGATCCATACCTGTTTCGTATGGAATCTTAACTTGCACACCTTCAAACGGTTTTGCGTAACGAGTTTTCATAACCTTACACGCTGCACGAATACCATTTACTTGTGATGTTTTGTTACCATCTGCGTCTTCTTTTAGTTTTAGTTTTTTCATAGCAACCACCATTGAGCTTGCATAGATAAAACCGCTACCACCTGAAATCTTATCATCTGGATCAAACATATCTTGAGATGCATAAGTATGGTTTGTTACACACATACCTACATTGTAAGAACCAAACATATTCACACAGTTAGTAACCAGTGCTTTTAGTGCTTTGGCCTTACGACCCATATCACCTTTCATATCACCTGCTTCAAACTGATTTACTTCAGTTGGTGACATAAGCATACCTAAACTATCAACTACAAACAACACTTTAGGACGATCGTCTTCGTCCATTGCACGATAGTCGTCCATGAATGTTGAGATTGTTTTAGCAACGTCATCAATCATTGCCATGTTAAGTTTTAGGATTTTGTCGTCTGTGGTCTCAACACCAAGTGCTTGTAACCACTTTTCATCAAGTGCATTTTCACTGTCAATCAATACAACAAAAATACCTTGTTCTTGTGCTGACTTTACAATGTTGCCAGACACAATGTAAGACTTGCCTGCACCAGATTCGCCTGCAAACACGCTTACTTTACCTAGTGGAATACCTCTACGGAAATCACCACTTAGCAGATAGTTAAGTGCAAAGTTGCCTGTGCTGATCCAATCTTGTGGATCGTTAAAGCCTGCACTCATACCTTTAATAGATTTTGTTAATGAGTTTCGAAACTTACTAGGATCGAATGCCTTAGTAGCCATGTATATCTCCTATTCTAAAAAGCAAAGGAAAGGGCCGAAGCCCTTTCTATTATTGTCCTTGACGTGCTCTGATCATTGCAAGAATGTCTTGTGCGCCACCTGCGTTTTCTTCTGCAGGTGCTGCTTCTGCTGCTGGAGCAGGAGTAGGTTCTGGCGCTGCTGCCGGAGCAGGATCTTGCCAACCAGTGTCATTTACAGTTTCTGCTGCTGGAGCAGGTGCAGGTGTCGGTGCAGGTGCTGTGTTTGGATCACCAGTGCGAGCTGCCATTCCGCTTGGACGGAAATATTGACTCCA